CTACAAGGGGTTACCTCATCAAAAACAAGCCATAACTGCCCTTGAACATCTCTTGGGTGGTTATGGTCTTTCTGATGAAGCGGAGTGGGTAAAGCTTTGGCGTACTTCTACTCCTTCGGAACCCCAAGAATTTAGTAATACCTGGGACGGTATTGAAGCTGCAGCACGTGCTTGTGGAGCTAAGTTTCCAGAAGTTGTTGCTGCTCAATGGGCACTAGAAAGTGCATATGGAACAGCTCTTTCTGGTAAAAATAACTTCTTTGGTATTAAAGGCACACCTGGTACTGTTAAGACCACTTGGGAAGATTATGGTTATGGTCCTGTAACTATTAAGGCTTCCTTTAAAGATTTCGCTACTCCTTACGACTGTGTAAATCATCTTGTTACCCAATGGTATAAGGATTACAAAGGTTATAAAGGTGTCAATCGAGCCACCTCTCGTGAAGATTGTGCATACCTCCTTAAGAAGGAAGGTTATGCAACTGATCCCGTATATTCACAGAAGTTGATTCGATTGATGGAGCAACATGATTGAAGCAGGAGTAGCGGCAGGCATAGCTCTATTTACAGCTATTGTGTCTGTCCATAATAGACTTTACATTAAAATCGGTGAAGTCGATAAACGTGTAGATCAGATAGAACTTCGTGTAGCTGAGAACTATGTTCAAAAGCAAGAGCTATCTACTGCACTACAAAAGATGGAGGATCACATGATTCGCATCGAAAATAAATTAGACCAAATCGTACTAAGAAATGGCTAAGAAAAAAGCTAGCGAGGATATGTTTAACGAGTTACATAACCTCGTTACTACTGAATTCCTTGCACGTATTAAAAGTGGTGAAGCCAGTACTCAAGACCTTAAAGCAGCTTGTGATTGGTTAGCTAAAAATGATATCAGTGGGGTAGCTCTTGAGGGTTCACCCCTTGATAAATTGGCTAATGTTTTACCTAAAGTAGATCCTGAACTTGTCCAACGGAGGCTTTATGGCTCGAAAGTCTAAATATAGTGGGCCTAAATACGCTAATGGTAACTACAAATCTTACCAAAAGGCATATGATTCCTCCGAACTTCAAATTCGTAAACGTTCTAAGCTTAACAAAGAAAACCGTAAACGTGGCACCTATGGTAACGGAGATGGTAAAGATGTATCTCACAAGAAAGATGGATCTACCGTATTGGAAAAAGCATCAAAGAACCGAGCCCGTGTTGGTAAAGCTAGAAAAGCATGACACCTCTTCTGCCTAGTCCTGATCACTACCTTCAAAACCTAATAACCATGACAAGTCCTGAAGCTAAACGGCTCTGGAGAAGAGCCATTAAAGAGCACTTCAATTGTCAATGTGTCTATTGTGGAGAAACTTATGAACTACATGAACTTACTTTGGATCACGTTCGTCCTCGCTGCTTTGGTGGTGAAGACCTTACATCAAATCTTGTACCCTCATGTTGGAAGTGTAATCAGGCTAAAGGCAGTCGAAATTGGCTCTCGTGGATGAGAGAAACGTTTGGAATTACACCTAGAGAACATCTTATCTTATCGCATATTAAATGAACAGGGAAGAAAAAGTAGCGTATGAAACTGTACGCCAAAGAATTGTCAACGAGCTTGATAGACTTGAAGCTTTAAAAAAACCAAATGAGCTGAAAAGATGGCGTCGCTTCGGAGCTGCTTTTGCCTGGGACCCTACGGTTTATTCAGACATACTTGAACAGCCCGATATGTCAGATAGTGAGCTGTTATCAGCTTTACGATCTAAAGAAGACACTTTTATGCGTCGTTGGGGTTATGTTAAAAAGATCCCTCTTCATCATGAAATTGCCAGCCGTACTGGTGGTGATTTAGGGATCAGAACCCCCGTTGATGTGTGGTTAGAGACTAAAGAACGGATTTTTGACGCAACTGGTGCACGTCCTGGTAATGGTCAAGGTAACTTAAATGCTACAGGTGCTTTTGATGAATTATGGCATCTAGGCCGCACTGGTGCTAAGGGTTCAGTATTTGAAGGGACTGGGATAATTACACCCGAAGATTTCCCATACTTACATAGAGCTGGTCAGAACTTAGCTGAAAAATTAGGAAAAGATCCAAGGATGGTGCAAGCTAGTGCTGCTGAACAAGCTGAGGCACTAATTGGATCTATTGTACAACAACAGCAACGTTTTCAGGAAACTACAGCAACACCTCAAGTACAGCAACAACGTAAAGTCTTTACTGATTTAGGTTATTCTGAAATTGTAGACCCTACATCTACAATGGAGGAGATGGTAGATATCCGAAAAGCTACCGAAAATACACCAATCCCTTCAATTTTTGCACGAGCCGGTTCGATTGTATTTGATCCTCAAGCTAGTATGCAAGAGTATATTCGTTCAGCTGAGGGTCAAGCTTGGTTTAGTAAAGAATCAGCCCGAAGAGCTGCCCAAGGTAAACCATTTAATCCGTATAATTTATATGGTGGGGTACCTTTTGCTCAAGAAATGATTGAAACCGTACGTACTAATCCACTTGGAGCAGGTTTAGGTGCTTTAACTGCTGTTGATCCTGAAGCTATTAAATCGGCACGTCAAGGTCAATACGGTAAAGCAGCAGTTCAAGTTGCTACTGGTGCAGCACTTGGAGCCGTTGTTGAGCAAGGTGCTAAAATGGCTGCACCTGCAGTTATGCGTCTTATACCGCAGGCTGGTAAAATGATGCTAGCACCTGTTGTAGGGGCAGTGGCAGCACCTTTAGCTGCTGGTATGGCTGGTTACCAAGTCCTTGATGTTATTACTACTGCCGCTACTGGTAAAACTCTTGCTGAAACTGGTCAAGCGGCTGAGCAAACTAAAGAAGAACTTCGTCAACAAGGTGTGTCGGAGTACCAATTACGTCGAAAGGCTCGGACTGGTCGTTATTAAACTCTCAAAGGCGTCTCTGTGACCCCACAAGGCGCCTCTTTACTTATTTAGGTGTACTGACCCTATGAAAACAAAACAATGCCCGTCCTGTGGCGTAGAGAAGCTAGTTACTGATTTTAGTAAAAACAAAAGGCGGGTAGATAATTTATCCTATTATTGTAAACAGTGTGTCAATCAACGTGCTAGAGAAGCGTACGAAAAGAAAAAACAAGACCCTGAATGGTACCAATTAGAGCAGCAAAAAGAACGAGACAGACATCTCCGTAGAACCTTCGGAATTACATCCCAACAATATGACCAAATGCTCGATGCTCAAGCTGGTAGATGTGCCATTTGCCATACAGACGAATGTAAATCTGGCTATGCATTTGCAGTTGACCACTGCCATACAACTGGAAAGATAAGGGGTCTCTTGTGTAGAGACTGCAATACATCATTAGGTAAATTTAATGACAACATTCAAACACTTGAAAGGGCAATCGAGTACCTTAGAACTGCTGCAAACCGACCTTAAATTTTTTGTCTCAGCAATTTGGGATCAACTGGGGCTACCACCTCCGACTAGAGCACAGCTTGCTATCTGCGATTATCTACAGTACGGTCCTAGGCGTCTTCAAATCCAAGCGTTTCGTGGTTGCGGAAAAAGTTGGTTGGCCGGTTCATTTGTATTGTGGACTCTTTTCAACAACCCAGAGAAAAAAATTCTTATCCTATCAGCTAGCAAAGAGCGTGCGGACAACCAATCTATTTGGCTCCAAAAGCTTATTATTGAAACACCTTGGTTAGCACATTTACGACCAAAGGATGATAATGCTCGTTGGTCTCGCATTTCATTTGACGTTAGGTGTTCACCTCACCAGGCACCATCCGTTAAGAGTGTTGGAATTGGAGGCCAGTTGACTGGTAGCCGTGCAGATATTATTCTGGCTGATGACGTTGAAGTTCCCAACAATAGTATGACAGAAATGATGCGGGAAAAGCTTCTACAACTTTGTACGGAAGCCGAATCTATTCTCACTCCTAAAGATGATTCCCGTATTATTTACCTTGGTACTCCACAAACAACCTTTACTATCTACAGGAAGTTAGCTGAACGTAACTATCGTCCCTTTGTATGGCCAGCTAGGGTACCACGTAAACTATCCAATTATGAAGGTCTTATAGCACCTCAACTTCAAGAAGACATTGATAACGGTGCTGAACCTTGGG